GCCGGTGAGGAAGGCGCCATGTCCGCCGCCCAGGGAGTAGGGCTCGTCGGCGCGGTCGAACTGGTTGGCGAGCGCGACCATCGCGGCGAGGCCGCCCTTCGCCAGGTGCGGGACAATGCCGCCGTCGCGGAAGCGCGGGATCCGCTGGTTGACCTCCATCATCGCCGCGGTCGCCTTGCGGTTCAGCACGGAGACCTGTTCGCCCGGCTCGACCATCGCGGCGAGCTGGCCGCCGATGTGGAGCGGCACGGTGTCGCCTGCGCCGGCGCCCTGGACGATTGCGCCTTTCTGGGCGCCGACGATGTCGCCGATGCCCTTGCCGACGTTCTTGATTGAAAAGCTGACCTTCTTGACGTTGAAGGTCCGGAGGGCCTCGTTGACGTTTTCGCCGAGGGTGCGGAGGCCATCGGAGACGGCATTGACCATCGCGCCGCTGTTATGACCGACGCCCTTTGCCGTCTTCCCGGACTTGGTCGTCAGGTCGCCGAAGGCCTTGCCGACATCCTTGATCGAGTCGCCAACGTCGTCCATCTTCTTGCTGACGACGCGCTCAAAGCGGACCGTGCTGTCTGCGAGATCATCGAGCCAGTCGGCGCCCTTGTCCGTGAAGTCGCGGACGGCGTCGCCCGTGTCCTCGAACTTGGTCGAAAGCCTGATCAGCGCGTTGCCTCCGCGCTTGTTCACCCTTTCGAGGATCTCGATCATGCGCTGACCCTGCTCGGCGCTGATCTTGCCCGACTCGACCCACTTCCAGATGGACTTTTCAGAGATGCGGCCCAGCGCGGAGTAGAGCTCGATCGCGCGACGCAGTCCGTCGGAGTTCAGTTCTGGGACGTTGCTGAGGAAGTTGTTGAGCGCGTCTGCTTGGGTAATGGTCTTACGATTCAGGAGGGCTTCCCCAACTATGTGCTGATCCTGCTCCAGCTTGAAGGCGACGGCGGCTGCGATTGCCGTCCCCATCGCGAGGCCCACGGGGTTCCCCATCGAGGCGCCGAGCGCGGTCAGCGCAGAAACCCCGCCCAGCCGGGACAGGAGCATCCCCCCGATTATCAGCTTGCCCAGTATCGGCGCATTCGCGAAGCCCTGGATGAATGCCTTCGCAACTTCTGGGGCCGTCTCGCCAAATTTCTCAACCAGCTTCGGCAGAATCGCTATGAAGGCGTCTTTAGCGTCTTCGGCGATGTGAGCAAATCGCTTCCCGATGATCTCGAACTTCTCGGCATCTGAGAGCTTTGGGTCGGTGAGCACCTTCGCGAGGCGCTGAAACTTCTCGTGCGCGTCAATAAGTGCCGGGGTGACGGCACGGGTGAAGGCGACCTGGATCCCCATCCAGGCCATCTGGGACTCGCGCTGCGCGGCGATCAGCTTCTCCTGATCGTCGAGCGCCTGCTGTCCGAAGGTGACGTGGTACTTGTCGGCGAGGGCGAGCTGTTCCCGCAAGGCGGCGGCCCCGTCGCGCATCAGCGGCGCGATCTGCAACCAGCCGCGGCCGAGGGTCTTCATCATCAGGGCGGTGCGCTCTGAGCCGGAGCCCATCTGACCGAGGCCCTGGCTGAACTCCGCGACGAAGCCGGACCAGTCGTTGTTGGCCGACTTCAGATCCTTCATCGTCAGCCCGAGGCGCTTGAACATTTCGAGCTGCTCGGCGCCCCCGTGGGTCGCCGCGTCGACGTTCTTCGACAAGATCCCGAAGGCCTGGGCGAGGCCCTTCATATCGACGCCGCGGGCACGGGCGACGACAGCCCAGCGGCTCGCCTCCTTCGTTGCCACGCCGAGGTTCGCCTGCAGGGTCAGCGTCGACTTCGCGAGCTCGTTCGTCGCGGTGATCGCTTCCTTCGCCTGGGATATGGAGACATAAGCAGCAGCGGCCCCTGCGGCTGCACCGGCCGCACGGGCCAGCGAGCCGCCGAGGCCGGCGGTGGCGGATGACAGCCTCGACGTGGTGCGTGAAGCCTTTGTCTGCGACGAGGTGATCCCGGCCATCTGCCGCTGTACCTGCGGCAGCGTCCGGCGGTTGAACGAATCCCAATCGGCCTCGATATTGATATAGGCCGTTCCCAGGGATGTGCTCACCTTCTCACCTCCTCTCTATGCGGCGTGAGCCGCGAACTTCGATCTGAAGTCGGCGACCGAGATCGCCTCGGGCGGGGCCGCCTTCTCGGCGGCCTCGCGCATCACGGCAGCCTCAGCGGGCAGGGCCTTGATGAGGACCCAGAGCCGCCGGGCGGTTTCGGTCTCGATCTCGTCGCGGAGGTCGAGGCCGTAGAAGCGGGCGAAGTCCGCCTCGCATTCGTCCCAGTAGTTGACTAGGACATCTGCGAGGCTTCCGCTTCCCCCAGCGACAGCCCGAACTCCTCGAAGATAGCCTCGAGGATCTCGCCGAGGAAGTCGCCCAGCTCCTCGTCAGTGACCTCCCCGCGGGCAACCTTGCCGCGGATCTCGACGACCTGGTCGGAACCGAGGAACGTCGTCAGCAGCCGGATGACGGCGAAGACCGTCGCTTCCTGCTGCATTTCGGCAACGTCGAATGCGAACGTCGCGGGGAGGGTGTCGGGGAGCGTGAGCTCCAGGCCGCGGACCTCGACGGTCTTCGGCTCGGGCTTCTTCTCCGCGACGGCGGCGGCTCCCTTCTTCGTGGGAGCCGCCGCCTTGCTGGTCTTCGCCATCGACTAGCTGCCGCTCGCGTAAGCGGTCGAGTCGCTGGTCAGGAAGTACCAGGCCGCCGAGCCGTCGGTCGGCTGAAGCGCCTTGAAGGTGACGCTGAGGGCCGACATACTCGTCCGGGTGAGGGAGGTGTCGACGCCCTCGGTGACGGAGCCGCGCGGGATGATGATCCGCGTCCGCTCCGAGCCGTCGTCGATGTCGCAGATCAGCGCCTTCTCGGTGATCGCGTCGGTCGACTGCGGCGGGGTGAACTTGTAGCCGCCGGAGACGGAGGAGATCGAGCCGCCACCGAAGGCGAGGGGCACAGTGTCCTCGTCCCACTGGAGCAGCGAGAAGCTCAGGGTGAAGTCCCTCGTGTCCACCTCGCGGCGGATCGGGTGCTTCGACTGCCAGGCGGGGTAGTCGATGATGTTGACGGGGGCTGACAGGCTGACGCCGTCCTCGGTGTGGTAGCCGAGGCCGACGAAGGCGGTGTCGACGGTCCCGGTAGGGGTCGTCGGCAACGTCGAGCCGGTGGCAGCGACGTAAACCTGACCGCTGCCTGCGATCAGCGTGTCGCTGCTGTTATTCCAGGCCATAGTATTCGTCCTTTCGGAGTTAGATGTTTAGGAAGGGTGATCCTCGTAGCGCAGGCCAGAGGCGATTACGGCGCCACGAAAGGGGGCATAGGCGGGGTTGTTGATCGAGCCGAACTCGATTACCGCTGCCGCGTGATCGGTGGTGAAGACGGTCGAGCCCTCGGACTCGATGGAGCGCACGAAGTAGCCGGAGTTGCGCGGGGCGAGGTTGCGGACCTCCGCGGCGAGGCCGCCGGCGATCTTCGCGACGCCGAGCACAAACTCGGGGTCGTGCTCCATCTGCTCGCGGAATGCGGCGTTAGGGCGGAAGGTCGTCATGCCGGATGCGCCACGACGGTCGAGACCAGGATGTAGCGGTCACGCGCTGGCTCCAGGTCCGTGTCGGGCAGGTAGCGGAAGGACAGGTGTCGGACGGAGGTCACGACGGCGTCGGTGTGGCTCGTCAGCGGCATTTCGTTGAGCGACGCGCGGACGATGCGGCCGAGCAGGGAGGCCTCGGCCTGGGTCTCGCCCTCGCCGGCGTAGGCGTCGAACTGGAAGACGAACGGGACGAGGTAGTCGAAGGGCACGTTGTCGGCCTGCGGCGCTTGGAGGAGCGCGACCTTCAGCCAGCCGCCGTCGGTGTTCCGCGGCGTCTGATCGACGATCTCGTCGCCGACGATGTCGGTGATCGCGGATTCCGCCGACAGGTGGGCGGTGACGATCGCGGGGCCGTCGACGATCACGATCCGTCCTCCGGCCCGGCGGTCCGCCGGACGTTCGCCTCGATGTGGTGAGTCGCGCTGAGGTAGTGGTTTTCGACGGGCCAGGGGTCGCCCGTGACCTCGAAGACGCCGAGGTCGGTGTCATAGACCGTGTCGCCCCCGGCGATTGCCTCGGTCGGCAGGAAGTAGGCGCGCCAGTGGGCGTCGCTCAGTTCGCCCTGCATTTCCGGCTCGGTGGCGGACCGCTGCTGGACGGCCCAGACCGTGGTGACCGGAGACGTTGACTTCGCGGGGCGGCCGTAGGCGTCGCGGCTTCCAGACGCGGTGGTCCGGTAGATCACGCAAGGCTGGCTGATGATGTCGGCTATCGCCACGTCCTCTCCTTCCGTAACCAGGGCTCGCATCGCTTCGTGGTTGCCGCGGGCCTTCAGGTAGCGGCGACGGCGTCGCCAGCTCTCGGGGTTGCCGACGACGCGGTTTTCACGGCGCTGCGGCGGGTGCCATAGGTGGATCAGCGGATGACCGCCGCGCCAGGGCTGGCCGGCGAGGGTCGTCAGGGCTATCGCCCAGGCCTCGTCCTCCTGCCCCCATCCGACGAACAACGGGTCGAGCGGAATCTCGAGCAGCGTTTCCCGGGGAGCGACGACGAAGCCGCCGCCGGGGTAGCCGCGGTAAGCGGGCTGGGCCGTGTCGCCGTAGTCGGGGTCGCCCCCGTCGAGCAATGCGCGGGTCGCCTGCTCGGTCAGCCGGATTACCTCACCGTGCGGGATGGCCCAGGGCTCGCCGTCGGCGACGGCGGCTACCGCGAGCTCTAGTCCCTCCGTCCAGCAGTCGGCGTCGGCGACGATGACGATGTGGGCGTCGCTCGCCTCGAGCGCGGGCCGGACGGCGAGGGCCTTCACCCAGGGCGCGGTGCCGTAGGCGAGGCGCGTCGGATAGCGATGCTGGGCGCTGATGTAGCGCCAGGCGCCCTCGCGGTGGCGGCATCCGGCCAGCCACGGGACGATGACCTCGACGTTCACACCGGGTCGTGGACTAGGCCGTCGCCCTTTGGGTCAGCGGTCGCGAAGTATTGATGGAAGACATCGGTGATCTGCTCGTCGCTGAGCTCGCCATAGCCGCGCCAGTGAGCGCCGACTGACTTCGGGAGGTCGGTGGCGGCGTAGGCCGCGGCGCCGTTGCGCGCCTTGCGGATCATCTGCGCCGCGGAGCGGTATGGGAAGTGCCGTACCTCGAGCAGGCCTGGCGCGTGGAGCGGGTTCGTGACGCCCTCGTAGCGGGCCCCGTGGTTGCCCTGCTCGATCGTCAGCCCTTCGCCCGCGCGGCAGGCGACCTTGCGAAGCGGAAGGATCTCGGAGCGGCGCCACTCGGAGAGCCTGTCGCTGCCGAGGACCGCGACGTGGTCGAGGACGGCGGCCGGGGCGATCATCGCTTCCGGCGGCAGCTCGGCGAGAACATCGGCGATGCGGCGTTCACGGTCGGCAGGGATCCAGATTTCGTCGGCGTCGAAGGGAACGATCCAGTCGGCTCCGCGCTCCATCGCCACGCGGGCGAGGTGGGTCAGTTTCTGCGACTGGTAATAGCCCGGCTCAGGGTCGTCGATCAGGTCGATGTCGAATCGCTCGAGGATCTGGCGGGTGCCGTCCGTCGAGCCGTTGTCGGCGACGAGGACTCGGTCGACCTGCCCCATCATGCGGGCGATCGTGGTGCGGACGATGTCGCGCTCGTCCTTCATCATCGAGACCGCGAACGTGGTCACTAGTACCCCTTCCCGGCGCGGTGCTGGCCGATGTGCGTCACGGTCGGCGCCTGAAACTTGCCGCCCCAGAAGGCGAAGGTGAAGCCGTCGTCGCGCAACTGGTGGGTGAAGATGCCCTCGGACTGCGGGACCTGCGGCCATCCGCGCTTGCAGAGGTCGGCGCTGTAGACGCTGGGATTCGTCGTGAAGAAGCGGGAGTGCTCGGTGAACGTGCCGTAGCGGCGGTGCCGCTCGATGTAGTGGTCGGGGTGCTGCTCGACGATCCCGCCGGCGATCCGCTCGGAGGCGTTCCAGGGCTGGCGCTTGAGCGCGACCTGGGCGAGCTTCGGCTCGCGGTCGAGGATCTCGATCATCTGTTGCAGCGGGACGTGGACGTTGAAGGTGAAGTCGGCTTCGAGGTGGAAGACGTAGTCGGCGCCGGACTCGAGGACGGCATCCCATCCGGCCTGGATCGCTCCGGCGAAGCCGAGCTCGTGGTCGGGGTCGCTGACCTCGACGCAGAGGTCGAGCGGCGGGAGCAGGACCGATGCGGACTCCAGGCAGCGGTCGCGGTAGTCGGCGCGGCCGTCGTCGATGAGCAGCAGGGCGATCACGCGGCGGCGACGATCTTGTGGTGCCACTCGTTCTTCCACTCCATCGCCGGGGCGCGGTTGCGGCTATTGGGGCGGAAGGTCGCGAGGTAGACGGCGACGGGGATCCGCTCGACGGAGGCGCCGGCTTTCCATGCGCGGAGGAAGAAGGACCAGTCCTCGTAGATCGGCTCCTCGCGGAAGCGGACTTGCCGGGCCAGGTCGGTGCGAACGGCGGCGCCGATGACGATCCAGTTCCCATCGGGCAGGCATTCGGCGGTGCAGTCGTGCCGGTGGCCGGCGACGCGGGGGAAGTAGGGCGGGTGCGCGTAGCCGTCGCGGACGTAGGAGACCTTCGGGGCGCGGATGTCCGCGGTGCCCTCCCCCATCGCGACGAGGTAGCCGGGGTCGATCTGATCGTCGGCGTCGAGGAAGACGACCCAATCGGAGCGAACCTTGTCGAGTGCGGCGTTTCGGGCCTCGGCGAGGGTGCGCCCGTGCGAGTAGACGGGGCGGCCTCCGGCCGCGCGGACCGAGGGCCCGGCGTGGTTGCGCGCCAGTTCGGCCCACTCCAGCGAGCCGAACGTTGCGATCACTACATCCACATCCGCCGCCGTGTGTTGAAACGCCGTCGGTCCCGTCGCATCGTGTTGAACCCCTTTTCGTAGACCTCGTCCATCGGGGCCCCCTGCATTGGATGTAGGTGATCCAGCTTCGCTTCGTCGGCGTAGGCGTAGACGCCGCGTTTGCTCGCCGTGGCGATCAGCTCGTCGTCGACGAAGTTGTGCTCGTAGGTCTCGCAGAGCAGGCCGGGCGCGCCGTCGATCGTGCCCTGGGCCGCATAGGAGCGGGTGACCAGGAAGTGCGTCGCGTGGTCGGGGCGGTGCGGGCGTGCCAGCAGGTCGTTGACGCCGACTACCTCGGCCGGGTGCAGCTTCGCCTCGGCGGCTTCGCGCCAGCCCTCGCGGAAGCGAAGGTCGTCAGCACCGAGGAACAGCAGGCCCTCGGTGGTCTGCTCGATCGCGTGGTTGATCTTGCGGGCGTAGGAGCCGGCGTGGATCAGGACGGTGACGGACATCGGCCAGTCGAGGCCCTGTGCGTAGCGGAGCTCGTCGCGCTCGCGCTGGTCGTCGGGGTCGGCGATGAAGACGACGCGGACGCGGGGTGTCGTGCTCGCGATCGACTCAAGCAGCGGTCGGACGGCCTGGGGGCGCCGGAGGACCGGGACGAGGATCGCGAGCGGGATCACGACCCGTAGAACAGGTCGTGCACCTCATCGACGGTGGACTCCGGCCGGGAGGATCCGGCCAGCCTGCCGAGAACGGCGCGGCGGGCGAGACGCTCCTCCAGCGGGGTTAGGTAGAGGCCGCTGTCCTTGCGGAATGTCTCGGACGATGAGAAGGAGCCCAGCGTTTCGGAACGGGAGGCGACGCCGTTCGGGTTCGAGCCGACGGCGATCGCCTTCTCGACGCAGATCGCGGTGAGGACTGCGGGAACGGGATCGAGGTCGGCGGCCCAGTCGGCGTCCTGCCCGACGGCGTCGGCGATCAGGTCAGTGACCTGCTCAACCACGGCCTCGACGAGATTCTCCTCGGCGATGGTGAGTTCACGGCCCAGGCGGGCGGCGACATCGTCTGCGGTGGCAAATGCCATGCGTCCTCCTACTTCGTGAAGTCGATCGACGAGCGCATCGGCGAGCCGGTGAGCATCGGGTCAGCGGCGAACAGGCGTCGGCGCCGGAGGTCGTCGGCGGTGATCACGCTTCCGGATGCCGCCAGGGCGCCGGTGCCGTCCAGGGATGCCTGCGCGGGAACGGTGCGGGTGCCGGTCGCCGAAAGTGATCCGATGCCCGATGCGTCCACGGCGCCGAGGGTCGTTCTGACGCCGGATGCGGTGAGCGCGCCGACGCCGGTCGGAAACGCTGAGTCATAGGCGGTCCGGACGCCGGAGGCGCTGAGGGAGCCGGTGCCGGATGCCGTGGCCGTACCGAAGGTCTGTCGGCTACCTGCGGCGGTCAGCGAGCCGGTGCCGGATGCCGTGGCGGCGCCGAGGCTTGTCCGAACACCCGCCGATGTCAGCGAGCCGGTGCCCGATAGTGACGCCGTCCCGTACAGGGTTACGTTGGCGGGGATGACCGCAAGGGTGACGTAGCCGACCGCTGCTCCGTTGTAGGCGGCGGCGAGGGATTGCCACTCCACCGTTGAGCCGCTTGGACCCTGCGTCGTAAGCCCGCCCCAATACATATTCGCGCCGCCGCCGCCGGAGAGGTTGGTCTGGACGACCTGGGCGCCCTTGGGGTTTTCTAGGGTGCTACCAACGGTGACGGTCGAGGTCGTGTCGGCCCTCGGAGCGACCATATGGACTATCAGCCGCTCAGGTCCGAGGGTGGTTAGTGACGGGTGGGTGAAGGTGTATTGGCTGCTGGTGCCGAAGGTGCCCGAGCCGGTGGTCAGGGCTTCGTATTGGGAGGCGTGGTATCCCGAAACGGTGACGCATGTGAAAGCGTTGATCGTGCCTGAGTCACCCGTGGCAATCGTCTCAACCCCGTCCGTCACTTTGACAAACAGGTAGAGGTACAAACTCGCCGCTGAATATCCCGCCCCGCCCTTGGTTCCCACAATCGCCGTCCACCCCGAGGATGCGTGGCTGATCTGCGTGGAGAGGGCTGAGGGGAGGTTCTGGGCCTCGGTGACGATGAAGACAAACGTCAGCCCCGCACCGGGGGAAATGGTCTGAGAGCCCCCGCCGATGTTGGCCGACGAGCTGACGATTGTGGGGATCGCCATTAGGCGTTACCCCCTACCGCTGCTACAACCGAGCAGCCTCCACGTTGGTAGAGCCGCAGTCGCAACACCGGAAGGAAGCACCCTTGCCGTGATTTCCTTGTCGGAGTTGAAGATTCTCAAGCCGATTGTCCTTACGGTCGCCGTTGATGTGGTGGACCGTTTCGCCGGGGGCGAGAGGACGGCCAATGTGTCGCGCCATGACGAGGCGATGCTGTGGCACGTATCCCATGCTGTTTCGCATCGAGGCGAGTTCATCGTCTGGATAGACGAGCTGATGCACATAGCCACCCGCCGCGAGCGCCAAACCGCCATTTCGAGGAACTCGTCTGCCGCCCAGTCCGTTCGCTTGAAGAATCCTGCTTACCGATGCCTGGGATGTCTTGTGGAGGCGGGCTAAATCCTCACCTTCACCATTACCAGTCGACTATGACATCACTCCACACTCAGCGTCAACGACCCCGAGGGGATCGTGAAAGTGTCGTTCACCGCAACGGTCTTGGATGCCGTAAGAGCGCCCGTCCAGAGGCAGTTACCCCCGGAGGAGGCATCCCAGAGGGAAACGTGGCTGTAAGTCTCGGCGGTGGACACGGAAGTCCAGGTGATGTCCGCGTCGGAAGCCATTGAGCCCGACGCGGCGGCGGCGAAGGAGACGGACTTGCGGGTCGTCTCACCGGCGGCGTTGGATGTGCCGTCCTCGCCGGGGTCGCCGATGTGAAGCTTGATGTAGGGGGTCGTCACCGCAAAGGAGGTGTTGTTCCCCACCGCGTTCAGGATCGCGAGCTCGCAGTAGTTGCTGATGCTCATCTGGAGTCCTCCTCAGAGGTTGGACGGATGCGCCCCCGGCGAGCCGTAGCCCGCCGGGGGTCTATCCGTGGGTGCTAGGAGCCGATACCCAGGCTCAACTGGATCGCGGCCTCCGGACGGAGGGCGTCGACGCCGTACAGCAGGTCGAGCGACGTGATGTCGGCCTTCGTGCTGATGGAGTAGTCGGTCGTGACGCGAAGCGCCAGTCCCTTGTACGACTCGACGGCGCTGTTGTTCGTGCCGTTCGGGACCTCGAGCGGGCGCGTGACGACCGCGCAGGCGTGACGATGGAACGCGAGGCCGTCGGCCTGCGAGCTGTCGTCGGAGCCGCTGTCGCCGAGCTGCTGCGACTCGTAGGAGTCGAAGCCGAACACGCGGCCGATCGAGCCCTCGCGGAGGGCGTCGGTCGAGCCGGAGGTGTTCGCCTGGACGAACAGGGCCTCCTTGAGACACTCGCCGGCGGACTCCGGCGAGAACACCGCGAAGCGGTCCGTCAGCGGGAGCTTCGCGCGGCCCAGCTTGGCGCGGGCGCCGAGCTGGCCGGTGAACACCGTCGACGGGGTCGAGGACGACCAGGTCGAGGTGCCGCCGCCACCGACGCCCTCAGCCGCATCGACGAGGTTCTCGGCGATGTCGGCGTCGACGTACTGGGCGAGCGCCTCGGCCGCCGGCTGGATCAGCCGGGTGGAGTAGTCGTCGATGTCGAGCGTCTGCTCGCGCGACGTGACCTGGAAGGAAACGTCGGGGTACTTGTCGAGCGTGACGGTCGTGCTGGACTCCGTCGCGTTCTGGACGTTGATCGAGCTCGAGAACTCGGCGGCCGTGAACGTGGCGGGCTTGCGGACCGTGACGGCCTGTCCGACCGTCGCCTGGAACTCGACGTCGAAGTCCCGCCAGACGAGCGGCAGGAAGACGGTGGAGTTGTAGAGGGTCGCCAGGGCGCGCCGGGCGACCACCGTGGGGGTGATGAAGGTGTTCGACACTTTGATCACCCTCCTTTCTGTGATGAGTAGGTTTCAGGGGGTCGCCATGCGGCGTGGTTCAGTTGCGCCGGATCGCCTTGAGGTGATCCTCGACCGACATTTCCTCGAGGGAGGGGGCGCCGGTGCCGCCCTTGCCGGCATCGGATGAGCCGGACGGGCCGGGGCCTGCGGCCTCGGCCTTGAGGTGGGGCTTGCGCTCGAGTAGGTCGTCGAGTGCCGACTTCAGGGCGTCCTGCTGGATCTTCCCGTCGTCGTCGAACAACTCTTCGGCTTCGGTGTCGAGCAGGCGGATCGCGTCGTCGATGTCCGCGAAGTCCTTAGCGGCCTCGCGGGCGATCGCGGCGCTGAGGCGTTCGGCGCGGAGCTCCACCGCCGCCGCCTTGCGGGCTTCTTCGGCTGCTTCCTTGCGGGCAGCCTCGATTGCCTTTTCCTGCTCGGTCTTGTTCGCGTCGTCGATCTCGGCGAGGCGGGCTTCCAGTTCCTCGCGCTTCTTGCGCTCGGCCTTGGCGTTGCGCTCGTGCTTGCGCGCAGCGCGCTTAGCCTCCTCGGCGTCGCTCATGTCGATCGGGCCGGAGCCGTCATCGACCGGAGCGTCGCTGGGGGGGGCCGGGTCTTCTGTGTTCTCGTCAGCGTCCGTGGCGGACGTTTCCTCGGCCATGCGGCCTCCTATGGATTGGGGCGCCGTGCGGCGCCGGGGGTTAGTTCAGGCCGGAGGGGCCGGTGAAGTTGTGTTCGGGCGCGTGTAGGACGGGGCCGAGCTCGCCGTGCTGGGAGACCGCGACGCCGGAGGGCAGCTTCGCGGCGCGGGGGTGCGGGGCCGTCAGGGGCTCGAGGCCGCAGCCGCAGTTGTCGTGCAGCGCGGCGGCGTCGGCGAACTTGACGTAGGCGCCGTCGATCTCGGCGCAGAAGGGGCAGGCATCGCCGTCTGCGACCCGCTGGTAGCCGAAGACGCCCTCGTCGGCCGTCTGGACGGCCTGGGAGGTGGCGCGCATCGACATCTGCACGTCCATCGCGGCGGTGTTCTTCGCCCTGGCGAGGCCGGCGTTGACGGCGTCGGTGTAGGCGGTGCCGTCCGATAGGGAGGTCCAGAGGGTCACGAAGGGGCGCGCGTAGACCTCGCGGGGGTCGACGCCGCGGATCCCGGCGCCGATCAGGTTCTCGGGGTTGACGCCGAGCGGCTGGCGACCGAGGAAGCGGGCGAGGTAGGCCTCGGTGAGGGCGACCGACTGGCGCTGGCCGGCGAGGACGGTCGGGACGGCGGCGTTGAGGAATGCGGGGACCGAGGCGCGGTCGTAGTTCGGGAGGTCGCGCCAGGCCTGCTCGACGACTCCGACGACGGCCGCTCGTAGGCGCCGTTGGCCCTCGATGTGGGCCTCAGTTAGCGGGCTCGCCATTGGGCATCATCGGCTGGTCGACCGACGCGAGGAGCTGCGAGAAGGCGTCGGATCCGCGCATCGCGGTCCAGCGGGCGATCTCGTCGCCATTGGCGGCGAGCACCTTCTCGGCGATCGCCTGCCAGGGCATCAGATCCTTGAGCTTGACGGCCGCGTCCGCGCGCTCGGCGAGGGAGCGGGATTCGTGCTCGGCCCACTGCACCGTCGCGGTCTGGGGAACGTCCATGCCGTCGCGCTGCAGGGCGATGAGGCGGAAGACCTCCTCCCATCCGGAGCCGATCTGGGGCTTGTGACGGGTCGTGACCTTGCCGTGCAGGCCGGACTCCCAGGCGACGACCGTGTCGGATGAGACGTTCGACGTGCCGGAGCCCATCGGGAAGTAGTGCCGCGGAGTGTTCGAGACCGTCGCGAGCTGCTCGAGCTCGGTGGTGATCGACAGATTGCCGCGGTCGGCGGCCTGAAACTCGGCGAGCTTCGCTTCGGGGTTCTCAAGCTGGAACATCGAGTCGGCGTTCACGTCGAAGGGCGGCAGGACGTTGCCGTCGTCGTCCTTGAGGATCTGCTCGCCGATGACGCCGCGGAGGGGGAAGCCCATCCAGAAGGCGACGACCAGGCCGAGGAACGTCAGGAGGTTGATCCGGTCGATGACGCCGGTGCAGTGCTCGAACTCGCCGCGGGCGTATGGGAAGACGCCCGGCTCGAGCTGGCGGTTGGTCGCGATCTCGACGACCGGGACGACTCCGAAGGGATTCCGGACGGGCCAGGTGCGGTCCTCGTCGGGCTGGTAGGGCTCCCACTGGATGCCGGAGAACGACGAGCCGATGATCGACTTCGGGCCCTTGAACTTGTAGATGCCGTCGGGGTAATAGAGCGTCGCGTAGGGGGTCTCGTCCTCGATCCAGTGGCGCAGGGCGACGACGCGATGGCGCCGCGAGCCGGAGCGGTATTTGACGATGACGTTCTCGTCGGACTCGAGGACGACTTCGGGGTTGCCGTCGGCGTCCGGCCAGACGATCGCGTAGGAGCGCCCGCCGGTCAGCGTCGCCTGGTGGGCAAGCGATGACTCGGAGTCCATGCCGTTGCGGCGCCATTCCTCCCAGAGGGCGGCGTCGAGGGCATCGTCGCCGGTGTGAACGCCGGAGACCTCGAGGCGGTCGGTGACGGCCTCGACGATGACCGAGGCCCAGGGCGCGTCGGACATCGGCATCAGCAGGCGGTAGGCCTTTGTAACGCCGGCTTCGTGGATGGCGGCGGGGAGCGGGCCGCTGCCGCGCGCGTAGGAGCGCAGGTTGCGGAAGGCGTCGGCGCGCTTTCGCTGCTCGGTGCCGAGCAGGTCGAGGTCGGCCTTGTGCATTGGGTTCAGTTCAGGCAAGGGCCTTACCTCCAAGATGCGCGCCCATAGTCGGGCTTTTTGTCCATACCGCCGACGATCACGTTGACGGCCATCGCGAGGGCGATCGTCGCGTCGATCGGGAGCTTGTTCTTCTTGCGCTTGACGAATCGCCAGCCCTCGCCGACGGGGCGCGGGGCGGCGGCGAGGACTTGCGCGTTGAGCTCCGTGTCGTCGGGGTGTCGGATGTTGCCGGCGCTGATCGCCTCGTTGAGGCGCTGCGCTGCCAGCGCCATTGCGGTCGGCTGCTGGTTGTGCTCGGCAACGCGCGCGGGAAGATCGGCGTCGATGCGCTGCGCGAGCGATTCGCCGCCGGCGTTCGGGTCGATGACGAATGTCGCCTCGGGCCAGATCGAGGCCATTTCCGCGACCGACTCCCAGTGCTCGTGGTCGTCGATTGAGGTGCCGTCGCCGGGCGGGTGAAGGATGGTCGGCTTCGCAACGATGAGGACGCCGTCCTCGTTGCGCCAGACCGGAACGTAGGCCGCGGTGTCCCAGCGCCACGCTAGGTCGACGCCGATGTAGACGCCCTTTGTCCCGGCGGGGATTGCGGTGGCGGGATCGGCGCAGGCGGCCCACTCCTTGCCGCTGATGGCGCCGTCTTCGCCGGCGAGCCAGACGCCGCAGGCGAAGCGGGCCCACTGCCACTCGGTCATCGACTGGGAGGACAGGCGCTCGCCGAGGGCTTGGGCCGTCTGCCAGGGGGCCGGATTGGCGAGCTTGACGAGGTCGAGGTCGCCGCGGTTCTCGTCGGGGTCGAGCGCCCACTCGTGGAGGGCGAAGCCGTCGACGCGACCGTAGCGGTAGGCACCCTCGCGCTTGAGTCCGGGCATCGCGTGAGCCTGCGTTCGGAGGCGGCCGAGCGGCGATTCGTCGGAGTCGCCCGCGGTTGAGATGGTGATCATGCGGCCGTCCCTGGGGCCGAGGCCGTCACGGAAGACGCCGTATAGGTCGGCGGTCTTGTGGCGGTGGAGTTCGTCGACCAGCGCCAGCGTCGGAATGACGCCGTCCGCGGTTCCGGCGTCGGCTGCCAGCACCTTGATAAGGCCGGAGTCGCGGCGCGAGCGAATCTGCCGGTAGCCCGACTTAATGTCGACCTCGTCAGCCAGCCAGTCGGAGCGGCGGACGAGGCCGCAGGCCTGGTCGTAGAGGATCGAGGCCTGGTCGCGGGAGGCGGCGCCGATGAAGCAGGCGGCGTCGTCGGTCGTCAGGAGGTGAAAGAGGGCGAGAGCGGCGAGGAGCGTGGTCTTGCCGTTCTTCTTCGGGATGAGGATCAGCGACTCGCGGCAGCCGTCGAAGTAGTCCCGCAGCATAAGCCGCTGCTCGTCGTAAATCTCAAACGCAGATCCGTTTTCGAGGATCAGCCGAGGGCAAAACCACTCGGCGAACAACTCAAGTTCGGGCGGCTCGGCGGGCGGCGAGCTCGTCGCGGATCGCTTCGGCGGGGTTCTTGGTGGGGCCAGAGTCGTCGGCATCGGCTATTTCACGCTCCTTCTTCTTCGCCCACCGCTCGGGTGAGCCACGCTCGAGCAGCCATGCGGCTGCCTGCCAGGAGCCATTGGCGGCAGCCTTCGAGATCCGAGCGACGAGCGTCGCCTCAGCCTCAGCCTGCGCCTGCTCAACGGCGGCGCGGAACTTCCGGTGAGGCGCGGTGGCCTTGCCGGGCTGGGTGCCGCGTTGCATCCAGTCGTAGAAGGTGGACCGGCCGATGCCGGCGGATTTGGCCGCGATGTCGTTGCTGACGCCGACCTTGATCAGGCGGGCGACCGCTTCCGTGACTTCGTCGTTAAGTTTCGGGGGTCTACCCACGCTCGGCCTGCTTTCCGGTCTGCGCCTCCCAGCGCCGGACGATCACGTCGCAGTAGCGCGGGTCGAGCTCCATGAGGTAGGCCGTGCGGCCCAAGCCCTCGGCGGCGATGAGCGTCGAGCCGGAGCCCGCGAAAGGGTCGAGAACGATGCCGCGGGGCGGGCAACTGTTCTGCAGGTGCTCGGTGATGAGGGCGATCGGCTTCGACGTGGGATGGTCTCGGGAGGCCTTGGGCCGTGGGACCTCGAAGATGCTGTCCTGGGCGTTGTCGCCGTACCAGCCCTTCCCGCCGCGGCCACGCCGGGAGCCGCCGGGCTTGTAGGCGAGGATGAGGGGCTCGTGACGGTAGTGGTAGTCGGAGTGGCCGAGGACGATCGAGTCCTTGACCCAGACGAGGCCCTGGTGAAACCGCCAGCCCTGGGCCAGCACGGCCGCGCCGAACTCGACGCTGATCGGACCCGCTGGATGGGCGATGTAGATCGCCGCGCCGGGCCGGAGTCCGTTGTCGACGGAGGCGAAGGCGTCGCGCAGGAGGGCTGCGATGCCCTCGGCGCCGTCATTCGCGATCGTGAGCGCGTCGCTGGTCTTGCCAACGTAATCGACGCCGTAGGGCGGGTCGGTCCACATCATCGCGGCCAACTCGCCGTCCATGAGCGCCGCAACCTGCTCGGGATCCGTGCAGTCGCCACAGTGGAGCCGGTGCGGGCCGAGCTTCCAGGTGTCGCCGGGCTGGGTGGTCGGCTCCGGCGGAACCTCGGGAATGTCGTCGGGTGCCGGCGAGGGCGGGACTTCTAGGTCGGCCAGGAGCCGGTCGAGGTCGTCGCCGTCGTAGCCGGTGCCGGTGAGGGCGTCGTCATCGCCCAAGGAGCGGAGCAGGTCGGCTAGGGCTTCCTCGTCGTAGGTGCCGAGGTCGCTTGTGCGGTTGTCGGCGAGAACGATGCGCTTCGCTTGCTCGGCGGTGACATCGAGGTAGACCGCGTCGATCGCGGTCCAGCCAAGCTCACCGGCTGCCTGCCAGGTGTGGTTGCCCGCCAGGATCTCGTTCGTCTTGCGGCGGACGACCAGCGGCCGGAACTGGCCGTTGTGCTCGAGCGAGTCGCGGATCGCTTCGACGTTGCCCCGGCGGGGGTTTTTCCCGTAGGGCTTGAGGCTGTCGAGCGGTACGCGCTCGACCTCTAGGGGCTTTTCTGGACTGAGGGTTGGCTTATTCAAGGGGTTTTTTTCACAGCGCGT